GGGATGTGGAATAATAGAGACAAACTGCAGATTATAGATATACGATTTAGCTCTGTATAAAACGGTGATTTTTCCTTAAATTAGTAGCTAATAAGATGAATAATTCCAGGACTATCCTCACTTATGACGGATTTAACGAGAGATTTGAAGAAAATCTAAGGATGCATTCNATCCCCCAAACAAAAGCCTACGAGATCACGGAAGCCGAACATGTAAAGCAATTCGGACAACATCGGTATTCAAGTTATGACTCCTTTCGTAAGGTGCGAAATCGCAAGCATCGCAGGTAATATTTAAGTTCATTTTTAAGTACAAGTTCAGGTATATTTCAGCTGGAACTTTGTTCCCGTCTTCATAATCTCAGCCTGCGGACCTTTGCTTTCAGTTAAAAGCCTAAAGCAATCGCAGCAAGATTCCAATCATGGTTTGAAAAGAACGTTTGGTCTTTCCGAGCGGGCGTAAATCTTGAAGACCCACGTCAGGCCATCGATGGATACACTGTTGCCCAGATTTTAGGCGGCACTCCTTCCCGGTCAGGTAAGGCAATCAATGAAGATAATGCCCTTACTATATCTGCCGCATGGCGCGCAATTCAAATCCTAGGCGGCGCTGCATCTTCAATCCCATTTAAGCCATATAAGAAAACAGATTTAGGCCGTGAGGTCTTAAAGAATCACCCTTCTGTTAATATGTTCACCAATAGGGTGAATAAGAAGTATACCACTCCTGTGTGGATGGATCGGGCTATAAATCACCTCCATCTTCGCGGTAATCACTATGCTATCCCTGTCCGGAATCAACTCGGACAATGCGTTGAAATGATCCTTGTAAACCCTGACGAAGTTGAGGTGTTTGAAGATCAGGGTGACGTTTACTANAAAATNAGGGGNGATGAAAAANTNCACCGNTCAGAAAACTTTATCCATGTTCCNCATTTAGGAAATGGTGTTGTNGGGAAAAGTACCATCGGCTATGCTAAAGATGACTTAGGGCTAGAGATGTCACGCCGGGATTATGGTAGTGATATGTACGCCACTGGTGGGCGCCCTCCTGGACTGTTGAAGCCGTCACAGTATTTAACCGACCCACAACGTTCAGAGGCAGAAGCAGCATGGACCAGGGCAAAGAAAAAGGGCGGCGATGTGGTGATGCCGTCTGGATTTGATTACCAGGTGCTATCCTTCAATCCACAGGAAGTAGAATTTTTACAGGCTGGCAATTTTTCGCTTGGGACCGTCTCAAGATGGTTCGGAGTGCCACGCCATAAGCTGTACGATCCTGAGGGGATTTCATATAACTCAAACGAACACGCAGCCATTGAGTTTTTGAGCGACACCATGGCGCCGATACTTACAAAGTTTGAGTATGAATATTCATCCAAAATATTCCAACTGCCACGCGAGCAAAAGATGTATCTGGAATTCGATATGAACGCATACGTTCGTCCGGACACTACAACCAGGTATGAAGCCTATGCGAAAGGGATACACGCGGGCGTATTGCAACCGAAAGAAGCTCGCGACAGGGAGAACTTGCCATTCATCGAAGGCACAGCTCGCAACTTCATAAACTCAGGCTCAATCCCTATTGACCTAATGGATGATTTTGTAAAGAGTAAAAACAAAGGCATAAGCCCGAACGCGGCTGCAAAACTGAAAGAAAAATTCAACGGCCAGACGCAAGACATACTTGACATTTTAAGCGAATGAAAAAGGAATTTAAAGTTGAAGGCGTAGATAAAAACAACCCAAACGGATTGGGCGGAATGTGTTCACGCGCGATCCCTATTGACCGTGAAAGCATTGATTTTGAAAGAGGCATTGACACCGTTGCGACAACAGACGCGGCAGTTCTTGTGATGGATTGGGAGCGATGGGAACCAGTACGGGAGATACTGCCCATGCGGTACGCTGAGCTTCCAGAAACAGATAAAGTGCCCCTGCTTGACACACACAGCCGGGGGAGCATTGAAAAAATAAAAGGCTCTGCAAGGAATTGGACCGCTGAAGGTGGAAAACTTTCCTGTAAATGCTTTGTGTCTGCCAGCGAAGAGGAGGTCCGGCAGAAAATTAAAGAAGGGCACCTTGACAGCGTAAGCATCGGATACCTGACTGATAAAAATTACACCGTTGAGGTGCCGCGCGGCGCTAATGTAGTTATCGACGGGACACAATATAAGAATGAGTTCAATGACAATTATCCAATGGTTGTACGCACTTGGTGGAAAACTATTGAACTGTCTTTGGTTCCAATCGGAGCAGATGATGCGGCAAAGTTCAAAAGCCTGCCTGAAGATCAGCATAAACTTGTTGAAAAAGTGGCTGAACTGTCTGCACAAATCGAAGAACTGAAGAAACCAAAAGAGCCTGAAAAGGAAAAACGTGGGCTTACCTATCACGAGGCCCAGGTACGCTTACTTAAATATTTGTAGGATTTAAAATCAAAACCAAAAAATGAAACCAGAATTAAAAAAGCTCTACGATCAAAAGGGCAAAACCTGGGCACAAATGCAAGATGTAGCCCGCAAACTTAAAGAAGGTCAGACCTTGACCAAAGAAGAAGAAACTCAGTTTGACGGATGGGACGCTGAACTGCGGACTATCACTGGGAGCATCGACCGCTTCGAACGTGCTGAGCAACTTGAAGCAGAGTTGAGCGCCACTAAGCTACAGAGCCAGCCGGGTAATGGCGCGGCCCCTGAGGAAATTGTAGAAGCACGGGAGCGNGAAAAAAATCTTGTTTACCGTAAAGGGCTTGCTCGTGGTTTTGATAACCTCGATGAGAAAGAGCGTAAGATTTTCAAAAGCATGGAACTCGAAACCCGCTCTTTTGAAAAATACCTTCGCGGCGAATCACTGAATGACAGCGAGGTCCGTGCGCTAGAGCATATGAGCGGGAAAGCCCGGTCATCCGAAGGGAAGCGCGCTCAGAGCACTACCGCCGCCGCTGGTGGCTACTCTATCCCACAAGGATTTCTTGCCGAGATTGATCAGCAGTTGAAGCTTATTTCTCCCTTCTTTGAAGAGACTAGCTCAAGCCCTACAGCTATCGCAAAGAGTATATTTGGATTCATCCCGACCGAAACCGGAAATGATCTTCCGTTCCCTACTAATAACGACACCGGAAATGCAGGGGAATTGTTAGGAGAAAACACCGATGCGTTTGCGAACAGTGTTGATGCAACGCTTGCCCAGGTAACTTTCAAGGCTTACAAATTCAGCTCTAAGCCAATGAAAGTTTCCAACGAACTGTTGCAAGATACGGGCGTGGATCTTCCTGGCTTCCTGGCTGAATTACTTGGAACGCGCATTGGACGGGTAGCAAACACATATTTCACCACTGGCACAAATAGTTCTCAGCCGCAAGGCATTGTGACCGGCGCCACTGCTGGGAAAACCACAGGCGGAGCAACAGCGATCACGTTTCCTGAAATTATCGACCTTGAACACGCTGTAGATGCAGCTTATCGCAAGTCCGCATCATGCCGTTTCATGTTGCATGATTCCATCCTCGCGTATATGAAGAAGCTTACCATTGGATCCTCAACGAATGACGGACGTCCTTTGTGGTCGCCCGGTTATGCTCAAGGCGCTCCCGACACTATCGACGGGTTCCGCTACCTGATCAACAATGATATGGCGTCGGCCGTTGCCACAACTAACATCACAATGTTGTTTGGTGACATGAGCAAATTTGCCATCCGCCAGGTTCGAAACATGGTGTTCCGTAGGCTGGATGAAAGATTTGCTGACTACGATCAGACCGCATGGGTACTCTTTACCCGTATGGACAGCAAGTACAAGAATACGAGCGCAATCAAGAAATTGACTCAAGCTTAATTCATGGCTAAAAACAAAACCAACAGCGCGCCCCAAGATAGCGGGGCGCCTGTTAATCCTGATTCGCTTATCGAAGTTGAGGCAGTACAACAGGTGAACACATCGGTTTACGGGAATATCTATCCGGGAGAAAAGAACCGGAAAAGTATTCCCATTCCAATGGCAGCGCAACTTGAAAAAGCTGGGCTTGTAAATGTGTTCCCTGATAAAAGCAATGAATCAGCTTTCTACGAAGAGTTAGAAAAACTAGGGTAATCGTTCTTTGAAAATGGGAGCGCATAAGCTAATTGTTCCGCCAGAAGAATATCCAGTGGCTTTGTCCGATCTGGTATCAGTCCATATAAAAGTGGATGATACTGACGAAGAAGCCGGGCTAATCACGGAATACATTATTGCTGCGACCGAAAGAGTGCAGGACTTGATTCAACGTCAACTCATGCAGGCAACTTGGGAATATCACATGAAGGATTTTTCCGAGCTGGATTGTAACGGATATGTGAGGCTGCTGAAAGCTCCATTGGTCCAGGTTGTCAGTGTGAAGTATTACGATGCCGATGATAATGAGCAAACCATGGATCCGGCAGATTACCAGGTGGACACAAGTAGTTGCCCTGGAAGGATCCGGTTCATTGGATCGTTGCCATCGGTATACGACAGGCATGATGCGATCAAGATTCAATACAAAGCTGGCTACGGCGCCGTTGATGCCACTATCGACCAACAGCGAACATCTATTTCAACACACGGCGCTAGTAGGGCCAAAGTTGGGATCC